AAGAGCCGCAAGTTCTGCCAGGTAATGATGGACTTGAGCAGCGCACGCCTATACACACGCGACGACATCAACCAGCTGACGGCGTTGATGGGTTACAGCGTATGGGAGCGCAGAGGCGGATGGCTGACGCTGGAAGATGGCAGGCACCGGCCAAGCTGCCGCCATATGTGGGTGCAGCAGTTGGTAATAAAAAAAGGTACACAAGTTGAAAGAATTGTCGAATGAGCAAGGCACTATTTATTAGCGAAAATACGCTGATCGAAAATTCGGTCATCAGCGAAAACGTAAGCTACACGCAGCTACGTCCAACCATTGTGAAAGTGCAAGAGATGCACATTCAGCCAGTGGTGGGATCGGCGCTATACGCGGAACTCGTGACGCAGGTAATCGCCGGCACTTTGTCGGCTAACAACACCACGCTGATGCAGACCTACATTCAGCCAGCGATCATTCAGTGGATGTACTTTGAACTTCCGATGGTGCTGGCGTTTAAGTTTATGAACAAGGGCATGGATCGGCGCAGCAGCACGGAATCAACGTCAATGAGTGAACGCGAGATGACGCGACTGATGGACAAAAGCCGCGATGACGCGGAGTGGTACACCGAGCGCATCACGCGCTACCTGCAGGAGAACCACACGCTATTTCCGCTGTTCGACAATCCGCCAGTTGCAATTGACACGATCTACCCGGCCAACAGTGCGTATCAGACCGGCATGGTGCTGGGGCGCAGGGGCAGATATCGCGATCCGCTGGACTACCCGGAAAACAGACGCAATTACTTTTGATGGCGCATAGCAAAAACATAAACAAACTAAAGCAATTCTATGAGCAGTTGGGTAACGATCAAAAACGACCTGATAGCTTTCGCGGAGTCGCACCTGCAGCTGAACGCGGTGGGTTTCGGCGATCCGCTGGCGATCGGCACGGACAACGTGATCAACCTGCGGACAACCGACAGGGATAGGGTTATCTACCCGCTTTTGTTCGTCGATGCGCAGAGCGCGTCAATGCCTATTGGCGCGACTAACCTAACCGTCAGCGTGCTTGTGATGGACAGGGTGGCAGACCTTCGCGGCGTGGATGCGACGATCAGTGGCAGCGTCGTCTACCGGTGGACTGACAACGAGGATGAGGTGTTAAGCGACACCCTGCGTATCATGCAGGACTTCGTCGCGGAGTTCACCGATGACCCTGACCGCGACTACACGATCACAGGCGCGGTGAGTGCTACGCGCTTCGTGGAGGCACGCGATGACAAGGTCGCGGGTTGGCAGGCTACGGTCGTGTTTGAGTTGCCATTCAGCCGCAACGTCTGCCAAATACCGACGCGTTAAAAACACGATTACAGAATTGCATAGAATCAGGCAAAACGATATTTACAACTAAAGAAAAATACAATGAATTTAGGACAACAAATGGATGCGCTGCTTGGGCGCGGAATGGCAGCCGAAGTGCTGGCAGTTGGCGCAGGCGCGGTTTCATCGGTGACAGGTCGCACCTATGACGTGTTGGTCGTCAATCAGGAGGCGAAGTTTACGACGCTCACGGATAGCAACGGAACGAATATGATGACTGCGGTGAGTGGTGGTGGCATCGGCTTATTTCCTTCTGGTCAGGCGTTCAGTCCGGGTATGATCATAGCCGCCAACAACGGACGTAGGATCGCCGCCGTGACGCTGAACGCAGGCAGTGTGATCGGATATTCGATGCAGGGCGTAACCATCGTAAGCGCGGTCTGATGGCTTTAGGCATTGGCTACGGCTTGCCGTTTGTCGCTCAACACGGCACGAATCCTTACAAGACGCAGTGGGCAGCAGCGCTTGAAGGCGCGAAGGGCGCAGGTGCTACTGTTGAAGATGAAAACGCTGGGACAGGCAGCTGCTTGGTGGCACGCGGTCAAGAGGCTTACACTGACGGTCTGCCTGCAACGCCATCGCTGCTGATCGTTCCGCAATTCTACAAGGCTGGCAACCTATACCAAGACGTGCCTCCATTTGTGGCGGAGGACAGCACGATGCGGTTCGCCGTCAGCCGCAACACAACGGCGACGCGGGTGAATAGCAGCGGGTTGATTGAGAGCGTAGCTTCGGGAGTGCCGCGCATCGATTGGCTGGGGCAGTCGTGCCCTGCCTTGTTGGTTGAGCCGAGTGCGATAAACTTTGCTCGTTGGGTTAATCAGATGACGGCACAAGATACACCTACGGCATCAGGTGGAATGACTATTACAACAGGAAGTACCGACTTTCTTGCTCCTGATGGAACGAGTGGCAGTATAACCAAGTATGTAGGCGGTGCAGCGAGCGGAACCAGTCAATATGCTTATTATTCAGGGGGAGGCATTACTGTCACTGCATCTGGTCAGCATACTTTTAGTTTGTTTGTAAAACGCGGGGCAACAAACCCATTGACTTTTTGTGCCTTGGGCATTGAAAATTATGCTGGAGGGAGTGGCACAATTTATTCATATTTCAACCTCGCAAGCGGAACTGCTTTGACTGCAGGCGCAAGCGTTCAAGATTACGGCAATGGATGGTATCGGCTATCGACTGCTCCATACACATTGGCGGCAGGCGACTTAACTGGAACGCTTACATTTTTTATGGCTGAAGGCAACGGAGATTTGTCTTGGCCCGCATCAGGTGCGCTGAACTTAACTGCATACACTTGGGGCGCACAACTCGAAACAGGCGCAATCCCGACCACATACATCCCCACAACGACAGCAGCAGTAAGCCGTGCCGCTGATGTCATCAGCGCATCGGGGGCGCTTGTTAGTGGGCTGATAGGGCAGACCGAGGGTACGATTTATGCGGAGGTGGATGTGAGGAATTTGGCGATAGAAACATACATTATTCGCATAGACGAAGGAGCATCATCAAATAATATTACTTTGCGAAAACTGAATACAAATCAAATACGAACCGCAATTGTAGCGCCAACAACATCGGGAACGATTAACATATCAAGTGCAGCTTTTACTGCTGGAATAATCAAAATCGCTTTTGCCTACAAGTCAGGTGAAATTGCTCTTAGCGTCAATGGCGCAACGCCTTTAACGGCAAATGGGACGTTCGCTTTCGGTGCGCCCTTGAATAGAATAACACTTGGTAGCAACCAGTCTCCAAGCAGCGAGTTCAACGACCGCATCCGCGCCGCTGCCCTCTACACCACACGGCTATCTAACGACCAACTCGCCGAATTAACCCGACTATAAATGCCGACCTTCAGAAAATACGCCTTCCCCAACGAAGCGACATTCACAGCGCTACCAGTGCCGCAAGGCTTCGCAGTGCCGCTGGGTGAAATAGAGGGCACTTACTGCGTCGACATCCTCTGGGATGCAGAGCCACATAGCGACTATCTGCCCTTCGAGTGCTGGCCTCCGCCTGTCGGGGTGCATACCTTCCTTGGCTGGGATGACCAGTACGGCAAAGACTACACCGAGCGCGACGACGTATCTAACACACTAAACGAAGATTAACAATGATCGACTTCCTCAAATCAATCGGCATCAACCTCGGCCTAACCATCGCCGGCTTCTTCGGCGCACTACTGCTTGCCCCAAAGATGAAAAACTGGAAAATGCAGCTGATCGCAGTACTTAGCGGCACACTATCTGCCACCTACATCGCGCCAGTCATCATTGGCATCCTGAACATTAAAGCGCCGAACATCGAGTACGGCCTCGCCTTCATCGTCGGCTTTTCAGGCGTCAAGATCACGGAGGTGCTGGAAGTGCGAATCTTGAAGCTACTCAAGACACCAACCAAACCATAGCCATGAAAATAACCCGACACGCAGCGAATGTTCACACCTTCGACTGCGAAGGGAGGGAGGCGGAGTTTCTGCTCATCAGCGACCTGCATTGGGACAATCCACACTGCGATCGTGATCTACTAAAAAGCCACCTCGACGAAGCTGTGCGCCGCAACGCCAAAGTCATCATGAACGGCGACACCTTCTGCCTTATGCAAGGCAGAGGCGATCCACGCAGAGGCAAGGATGAGATACGACCTGAACACAACAAGGGCAACTACCTGCAAGCCGTCGTGAACGACGCTGTCAAATGGTTCAAGCCATACGCTAAGCATATCGCGCTGATCGGCTACGGCAACCACGAGACAAGCGTGATCCGCCATGTCGAGTTCGACGCATTGCAGATGTTCGTCACGCTGCTAAACCACGATTGCAAGACTGACGTTCAGCTTGGCGGCTACGGCGGCGCAATCCTGTTCGGATTCACGCACAGTGCTAAAGTAAACCACCGGACACGCTTTGCGATGCACTACTACCACGGTTCAGGCGGAGGCGGCCCAGTGACCAAAGGCGTCATCCAAGACCAGCGAATCATGGCGATGGTCGAAGGCTACGACTGCACTTGGCAAGGGCACGTGCATGAGTTGTATCATCACGTCAACGTCATCACCTACCTCAACCGAAGCGACTATATAATCAAACAACGGCCTCTGCACCAAATTCGTACAGCGACATACAAGGAGGAGTATCAGGGAGGAGTTGGTGGCTTTCACGTTGAGAGAGGCAGACCGCCGAAGCCATTGGGTGGCTACTGGATGAAGCTGAAACTGATCCACCTGAACACCAAGAAAATAGACACCCGCGTCATTGATGCGACGTTCACGACGACCAGCACCCGATAGGGTGTAAAGTGGTAGGAGGCGTATTGATTCGTACCTTATGGGGTGTAAAATCAAGACCAATGATATTTAATTTTGCAACCTAAATAGGCCAAATGCGAAACATCAAATACCTTGTCGTTCACTGCACGGCGACACCGCACTCAACGACAATCGATTCGATTCAGAACTACTGGCGGACAAACCTGAAGTGGAAGTCACCCGGTTATCACAAGGTCGTCAAACCCAACGGCGAAGTCATCACGCTGGCACCGGATGACACCGTATGCAACGGCGTTGCCGGCTACAATTCGGTGAGCCTACACATCAGCTACATCGGCGGCGTTGACAGCCGGGGCAACCCGGTTGACAATCGCACGCAAGGCCAAAAAGACGCACTCTCACAGGTGTTGCATGAGTGGCGCGCCAAGTACCCAGCGGCCAAGATACTCGGCCATCGCGACTTCCCGAAAGTATCCAAAGCCTGCCCATCGTTCAATGCGACACAAGAGTACGCTCATATTTAGCCTGCTGCTTTTTGGCTGCTGCCGGAAGCCTGCGGAGGTAATCCGCACCAGTGCTATCGTTCACACCGACCGGCAAGTCGTGACCGCTGGCAGCTTGACGGAGTTGACGCTTCCCGACCTGTGCGACAGTGCCGGGTTGATACGCCGCTTCGCCCTGCGCGATAGCGCGAAAACAAGCGTTCTAAGCGTGTCAAATTCGGGTAGTGGCATTGTCATACGCCTGCGCAGAGATACGGTCGTAGAGCG